GGCTCTTTGCGTGAACATCGTCTTGAGGCTTTCCGTAATATTCGCCCGCGTCGATGCGTCGTCGCTGTTGAGATTGACGATCTGCAGATTGATCGGAAGCGGAATCGGCGCTGCAACAAAGAAATCCTTCACAGCGACAGGACGCACCTGATCGAGATAAGCCTGGACGTTCGCAACATCGGTCGGCGTCGGGAAGCCGTCGTAATCGGCACGCAGGTCGTCCATCATGAAGCGAACTGAGATTGTGCCGATTCCCATTTCGAGCGGGTAGCACCACGCGCGGGTAACGCCTGGATACGACAGCGCCCACAGCACATAGTCGTCGGCGTCGCCTCCCATCGGCGGCTGCTGGATGCGAAACAGGATGCGCTGGCGCAGCTCGTCGTCGGTCTCGGTCTCGGCGCCGCCATCCATTGTCATGACGGTGACGACGTTGTCGACGCCGGGCGGCGGCGCAGCGACGAAAGCGATGGTATCGCCGGGCTCAAGATTGCCGTCAGTTCCGGCGATCAGGGAGACCGCGGACGCCTCCGTCGGTCCCGCGCCGACATATATCTGTTCTGTGATCTGATATGTCGGAGTCGATCCGCCGGTTGCGCCGAGCAAAGTCCCAAGCGGAACGATGCTGTTTGTTACTCCCGTGACGATGACCGAGCCTGATGCCTGAGTCGCCAGCTTGCGCCCGGACGAGCCGTCTGCATTCGTTAGCCAGATATAGCCATGACGGTCGAGCCATTCCTTTTCGGCGGTATCTGGCAAAAGCTGAAGCGCGAGCCAATCGAGATATTCAAGCGTCAAAAAGCAAAGCGCGCCCTGCACGTCGCTCATGACGCGCAAGACGCTGTTAGGTACGCTCGCATCGCTGCCGATCAGCGTGCTTTGAACGCTATCGCGGACGAGCGAGCGCACTTGACGCAATGTTGGCGTTTGCCACGGCATTTTATTCGACGATTCCCTGCCAGAGAATTTGATACTGCAACTCGATTGCGGTTTTCGGCCCGCGATAGAGGCGGATCAGCGCTGTGACGCGCTGGACGTCGACCCGAAAGACCTGGACATCCATGCGCGATGCCAAGCGCAGATCGATGAAAGGCTGAATAGCCTCTTGAATGTAGAATTTGATCCGCGCGAGCGTTGAGCCCTGCTGCGCTTCCGAGCCGGTGATCTTTTCGCGCGACAGCAGCCACAGTCGACAGCCGATCGGCCAGCCGCCCCATATCTGCTGGGCATCAAGATCGCCCCACCAACCGCGCCGGTCTGTCGAGTTGGGATCAGGCAGAATGTCCGACGACGCCGCTAGCCGATCGGTCCCAAGCGCGACAATAACCGCGGTCGCAAGCGCCTCGGTGTCGTCGAGCGTGCCATCATCAAGCAGCTGCCAGTCCACCGAGACGCTGGTCTGATTGGGGAATACGCCGCTTTGGACAAGACGGACATCGGTCACGAAAGATTACCCTTTCAGGCCGGCGGAAACGGATTCTCAGCAGGAGGCCGCGGGTCGATGACCTGAGTGCCGTCCCACTCCCAGCCGATGCCAGCCGCGCCGTCGTATCTGATCACGTCCGCATTCTCGAAGCCGGGATGCGGTGAGACGCCGTCCCACGCGACCATGTTGACGACAAGCTTAGTCGTGCGATCGACGACGATGTAGGTCTCGTTCGGCATGACTTCCCTCTATGCATACCATGCGATCTTCAAGCCGCCCGGATTGCCCGTGTTGCCTACTGCGGCTCCGCTTGTGATGCCGTCAGCGCCGCGGCTGTACATGGTGGAGCCGCCCTTGCCGGTCGCCGCCGCATTCGAGCCGTTAGAAAATCCGTCGGTGCCTGACTGGCCGGTAAGATTGATATCGCCGCCGCTCGCCGTCGCTCCAGCCGTGCCGAGTTGGATCAGATTGCCGGTGGAGCCGGGCGAGCCCGTCGAGCCGTTGGCAGTCATTGTGGTGAAAGTCTGAGTCCCGCCCGCTAGTGTCGTTGTGCCGCCATTGCCGCCCGCAGTCCCTGTATTGCCGCCGGCAGCGCCCGCGGCGCCCTGAGTATAAACGAGCGTATTTCCGGCCGTCAGACCGGTCCTGATGGCGTAGCAATAGCCACCCGCACCGCTTCCAGGCGTACGGCCTCCAGTCGAGCTGGCGCCACCGCTGCCGCCTGTCGCGCCCCACAGCTCGATATCGGCGCGCGTTGCGCCCGAGGGAATGGTGATCGTTTGCGAGGTTGAATAGACAACGATCGATATTAGGCTGGACGGACCAGTCGGCCCGGTTGCCCCGGTCGGTCCCTGGCCCGCCGCGAACTCCCAAACCAGGACGACGCCTGAGAAGCCCGCGGCGCCAGCGAAACTGACCGCGCCGTTGACATAGGCACCACCCCCGCCGCCACCGTACTGGTTCGCGGCAAAGCTGGAATTGGCGAGCGACCAGCTTGAAGGCGGACCAGCGCCGCCGAAGACGCTGGGACCACCGCCGCCGCCGCTCGGCGCTCCATTGCTCGACGGGCAGCTGGCACCGGCCTGCCCGGGATTACCTCGGGTCGTAAAGTCTCCGGTACCGAGCGCGCCGCCCGGACCCGGGTTGACCTGATTGCCTGATGGCGCTGCGGCGCCCTTAGCGATGCAGAGCGTCCCAAGGCTGGTATCGCCCCCAGCGCCGCCGAAGCCCGCGCCTGCGGTACCGCCAGCGCCGCCAGCGCCGATCGTGACGGATTGGCTCGCTCCGATCGTCGCGGCAGTCGCGTATTTGCGCGAGTAGCCGCCTGAGCCGCCGCCAGCAGTCGTGCTGTACCACGACGCGGCGCCGGTAACGCCGTTGCCGCCAGCACCGCCGCCGACGCATTCGATCAGGCACGCGGCCATGCCCGCCGACGGCGTATAGGTACCGGATGATGTAAAGACCTGGACGCCGAGCAATGCCGGCGGCCCGGTTACGCCTGTTAATGCAGGTCCGGTCGCCCCTGTCGCTCCGGTCGCGCCTATCGGTCCTGTCGCGCCAGCGGGTCCCGCAGGTCCGGTCGCCCCGGCTGGTCCGGCCGCGCCAGCAGGCCCCGTCGCGCCCGTAGCGCCTGCGCCTGTAGCGCCTGCGGGACCCGTCGCCCCGATAGGCCCTGTTGCGCCAGTCGGCCCGGCAGGCCCCGTCGCGCCGGCAGGGCCGGTTAATCCGGTGGCCCCGGTTACGCCGGTCGCGCCGGTCGGACCAGTCGGTCCCGTCGCGCCGATGGGACCAGTCGCCCCGGTCGGGCCTGCGGAGCCCGTTGGACCGGCCGGACCTGTGGCTCCGGTCAATCCCGTTGGACCGACCGGACCGGTTGCTCCGGTCAGCCCGGTAGGACCAGCCGGCCCGGTCGCTCCCGCTGGGCCTGTCGGGCCAGTCGCGCCGGTCGCACCGGGTGGCCCAGCAGTGCCGCCGCCGCTGCCGGGCACCTGCGTCGTATCGGCGAAAGTCTCTTCCGTCCAATTGCCGCTGGGATCGCAGACATAGGTGCCGACGCTTTTGTTGTTGATTGTTCTGCTTGCAGCGCCCAGCAACTTCAGGGTCGCGCTGTTCGCTAAGACGATCGAGCCGCCCGACGGTAGGAACGTGACTTTCTTCGTGACGCCGAGCGGCGTCCCTTCATAGGCCGGCGCCGGCCCGAACGAATTTATGGTGCCTGTGCCGGTGACGCTGACCCGATTGGTATCGACGCTGTCGTCAGGCGGCGAGATCGCGACGGTGGACGCGACCGCGAGAGATATCGTCGGCGAATCACCGAGCGCGCATTCCCACGGAACGATGCCCACAACCTAAAATCTCACCCTATAAGGCCCATGACGTTCTTGGTCGGACCTTTCACGGTGACGACGAGCGCGAAACTCCCGTTGGCTTTGCCGGCGCCGCAATACAGGTTCTTGTCGGTATTTGCTTCGCAGTATGGCTTGCCGTCCGAGAGATACATTCGAACATTATCGCCGCCCATTGCGCTTTCGTCCTTCGTGAGATGTGAAAAGCGGTAGGACTTCTGGCCGTCCTTGTATCTTGCCTGCTGGCCTGTCGCCTTCGACGATGATCCACCGCCTTGCTGCTGTTGTTGCTGTCCGGTTCCCGGCTGCTGTTGTTGCTGTTGCTGGCTGTCCTCGTCGAGCAGCTGCATGCGAACCGTCTTGTCACGCGGCCCTGTCCAGAATCCGCCATCGCCGGTGAGATGGAATTGCAGCTTGTCGTAAAGCGTGCGGAACATCGCCGTATCGCCTTTGGCCAAATCCTTCAGCCGATGGCGACGATCATCCATGACGCCGCACACAGGAAACGATCGATTGCCGCCGCAGAATGTAATGAAGCCCTCGGCGCTGCCGGTGATCGCACCGTTCGAGTCCTTGTCGGCATCCATGACGACGGAAGAGAAACCATAGTTCTGCGGCGACTCGACGCGCTGGCGGGTTTCGCCCTTCATGAAGTTGCCGGCCATCTCCTGCATCAGCTTCGAATCATCGACCGCGGAAATGACGCTTCGCGCACCTCCCGCGACGTACGAACGAAACGAAGTCATCAGCGGTGTTGCGCGGTGCATTTATCCTACTCCTTCTAGCGGCTCTAGCGTGTTTGCTGGCGGTTCTGCCGGTGCGAGCGCCTGTGGTATCGTCGCGGGATCAGTGTTGATGCTCCCTGCCTTTGGCGCTGGCGGGATATTAGGATTGCCGACGTTGAATTCGCTACGATCGTTGAGCAGCCACGGCGCCGTCAGCTGCAAAACCGTCAGCGTCCCCTGATTCCTGTCCTGGGAAAAGATGACCTTGTCGATCTTCAGGATCATGTCGAGCATCGCCGACGGCGAAAAGACCGAGACATCTTCGCCGGGCGCCCACAACGCGAGACCATCAGGACGGAACCAGCCTTGAACAGTGATGCTGACCTGGATGACGGTCCCGTCGTGCCATTTGGCCTCGTTGTCGGCGCGCAGTTGCAGCATGCCGCTTTCGACCGGCTGCTCCGACGGCGTCAGCAATGGGCTGTAGCGCTGCGCTCGACCGGGCGCGACGGCTTCCTGCTCTGATGCGGCGGTACCATGTGTTTCGTCGCTGCCCCCCTGCTGACTGCGCACAAAATATTCCGAAAACCAGTTCTCGACCGAGATCGTCGCCTGACAGCGAAGAATGTTTTCGCCCTCGACAAGGCGCGACGTTGCGAAGCCGACGTGATCGCCGATGAAAAGCATCTCGCCGAACTGATTGCTGCCGACGATGACGCCAACATCGCGGCCAAGCCGTTCGAAGAAATCCCATACGGTCTCGCCAGGACTGATCTGCGCATTCTTGAAAGGCGTCTCGTTGATGTTGCCGATGAACTTCGGCACGATGCCGAACGGCGCAAGGACGCGTCCGACGATCTGCTTGTAAGTCATCCCGTCGAAATTGCCATCCTTGTCGATATGACTGCCGCGCGCCGCGTACCACGTGATGCCGTAGCCTTGCAGCATGACGCCGTGAGCCTCGGCGGCATACGCGGTCTGTCGCGCCAGGATGACACCGGCAACGGCAAGAAAGCCGCCGAGATAGATCGCGCATTCGTCGCCCGGCTTGAACTGAAGCTTCGGCCACGCCACCGGGACCGGCGAATCCTCGGCGCAGGTGAATCGGAAGATCGGCCAAGGCTCGCGCCATCCGTGCTCGACATAGACAGATTCCCAGTCGAAGAAATCCGCGTTGTTGACGCGCACCACCGCGGTCTCGCGCGCTCGCAATTGCTGATAGTTAGGATCGCTGACGAATGCCATTCAGGACGATAATCCGATGCCCGTTGGCAGCATGAAAGCGGGGTGAACCGTCTTGTTCTCGGCGCGCAACTCGTCGGCGCGGCCGGCGTCCGCATAAAGGCGCATCGCCGTAACCAGCGTCGGCATCGATTGCGCGAATGCGAACGCGACAATCCGAGGCAGCGGGCGCGCGGTCTTGACGAGATGATTGGTGATCGCGGCGTGCAGCTCGACGAGAGCGCGGAAAGTCATTGCATCCATCGAGTCGGCGACATTCTCTTCGATCGTCGCAAACGCGGTATTCAGGCTGTCCCGCAGAATATCAACGTCCTGACGACTGACGAAAACCGTGTCGGCTATGACGCGCCCTTCGGTGGCAACGCACATATGGATGATCGAATCGCGGATCATCGTCGCGCCGACCGAGACAGGCTTTTCACCGAGCGTTTGATTTCGCACGCTCGCGAGCTGCGCCTGAGTTACACCGTTCTGCCATGCGAGATCGAAACATTGCTGCAATGGCGGGCCGGCCTGATCTAAGACGATCAGCGCATGCGCGTTGGCTATCACCTGTCCGCACGCCGTGCGCAAGTCAGCGCCGGGATTCTGAACGACGAAAAGCAGCAGCTTGATCGAGCGCTGCATGATCGGCGTTGCTTCGATGGCATCAGCCTTTTGCATAGGTCTTTCTATTGCGGCGGCTGCGGCTGAAGCGGAACGATCTGAGATTGCGCCCGCAACTCGGACTCCAACCCCAGCATGACAGTCTGGACGCGATCCTTGAGCGCGAGCGATTGCGCTTTAAGAACATCGCCAGTTGCAGGGGGCGGCTGGCCTGGAGCGGCGCCGTATTCAACGAACGTCATATCGAAGACGCAATAACCGCCGGAGCGCTCCTCTTCGAGCCAACGATACTGCGGATTGACGACCATGATCGGCGCGATCGTCGGCAGCTGAAGGACTCCAGGGCCGTCCGCGCTTTCCAGCGCGTCGATCAGTTTATTGCGGGCGATCCGATAATCTCGCACATAGAGCGACTGGTCGCGGGTGTCAGACGGCTCGGTATCGATCGGAAACGTTATAAGATAGCCGCGCACATTAAACACGCGCACCCGTCGTCCCATGTCTTCGGCATAAGGGACTTCTTTTTTTGGATACTCATGAACGACTATGCGCCTGCCACTTTCCTTCGAGCCGGCCTCGACATGGAAGAGCGCGCCGCGAAACGACGCCGGCAGCAGCTCGTCGCGCCATGGCACGTGGATATTGGTGATCCTCGCGAAGGACAAGCGATTTATTCCTCCATGTTCGACGACGCCGCGGCCGGGTCCATTTGCGTCTGCCGGTTGACCTCGATGGACTTGAACAAGCCGCTGCCTTCGGCGCCGACGCGCGTTCCCTTCGGGGCATTGACGTCGACGGTGAGCTTGCCGGTCGCATTAAGCTGCTGCGCATTCATGCTGCGATCGACATCGGCGCGGCGAAATTGATAGCCGCCGGCCTGGAAGGTCGACTCGAAGCCGCGGCCCTGATTGCCGCCGAGCCCGACAAACGTTCCCGTCTTCGGATTGTAGCTCTCGACGATGGTTACGTGACTTCCCGTCGCCCCGGTCGGCACGCCGCGGTCGGCGACAGCGATGTCGCCTGGAGCCGGCGCCCCTCGAACAAGAGAACCATAGTTGCGCCAGTTCGAGGCGATCTCGGGATTTCTTGGCGGCATACCGCCGGCCGACTTTACGACGGAGGCGGCAAACTCGCCACACCAGTTGCCATGCTTGGGATAGCCCTGCTGGGCCATGAACCGCTCGACAGCCCCAGGTCCGCCTTTCAGCGCGACCTCGCGAGCGCGAGCGAGAACATCGGACGGGACGGTCGGATCGCCGGCAGCGCCGATCGGCGCGACCTTGAACTCGGCATCAGTCGGAAAATCCTTGCCGTAGCCCATGCGGGCGGCGAGCGGGCCTGAGATATCGACGCCGCGTCCGGTCCACTTGGCGGGTCCGCGATCGATCAGCGGGGCGGTAAAGCTGCGCCCGTCGGGCGTCGTAACCCGATACATGTCGCCCATCCTGCCGCCGGACGGAATCGCAATGCCCTCGGTCGTCGCGGCCGATCTGCCTGACGCGGTCGTGGTGCTGCTGAACGTCGAGCCTTTGACCGTCGCAGCGCCGGCAGATGGGATTGCGCCAACCGGACTCTCGCCGGCACCTTCGCCAGTTCCTGGTCCGACATGACTGCCATAGGGCGCCGCGCCCGGTTGCGCCGCGCCGCCCGGCTCCTGAACGCCAGGAAGGTTTCCGAGCCCGGCCATCTGAGGGACCGCCATCCGATAGCGCCCGCCACCGGCCACCGTATAGGCGCCTGTCGTGGCTCCTGACGACGCTGCTGGTCCGCCGAGACTCGCGAGCTGAACGAGTCCCCCCTGCTGGGATTCGAGAATGCCCTGCTTGGTGCCCTTGGTAACGCTTTCCTCGATTATCTTTTTCTGGTCATCGGGGCCGGGCCATTTGCCGAAGCGCTCATCAAACGGCGCCCCCGGCAGTTCCATTCTGCCGCCGCTGTTGGGCGTCATCTGACCGGGAAAGTGACCGCGTTCCCACAGCCATCGATTTTGCGGAAGGGCATCTTTCGGGGTTATGCCGAAATGCCAGCGCGGTTCCTCTTTTTTCCCTCCTTCCTTCGGCTCGAAATAATTCAGCAGCCGCTCAACTTCCGTGTTGAGCTTGGTGAAGACTGCGATCAGCGGAGACGCGGCCATATCGAGGAAATGACGGGCGATCTTGCCCATGCTTTGCTCGATCTTCGCAGTAACGTCCTGCCACGCCTTTGCATTCTCAAGGCGCTTGTTCATCATTTCCACTTCGTCGCGCGTCGCGCGCTCGACATCGCGGTCGAGATGCGGCGCTGCGATGACGCGCAATCTTGTCGCGAAATCCTGGGCAGCCGCGCCGCCGCGGGCCCTCGCCTCTTCCAGGCTCTTGCCGGCTTTCAGCTCTTGAGCCACCATGTTCTCGTACACGTTCTTAGTCAGCTCCCGAGCCATGTTGATATAGCCTGGAACATCCTGACGACTGAGACCGACCAGGGCGCGCTCCATGTTGGCGCGCTGCTCCGGAGTCATATTGCCGCGGAGCATCTGCTCTCTGATCTGCGACTGCACTCGATTGAGATCGGCCAGCGCGCTGGCTGCGCCGGTCATGTCGCGCGTCGCGTCAGAGGCTTTCAGACCCATCTGCTCATAAAGTTCGACTATTTTTTCCTGTTGCGCCGTGTTGATGCCCGTCAGCGTTTGAAGCCTACCCATTTCGAGCATTTTTTCGGCCATCTCGCCGTAAGCCTTGTTAGCGGCGACGATGCCCGCGGTGACCGCGCCGAGTCCGCCGATGACGCCGACAGTCGAGAGCGTGAACGCGGTCATCGCCGACGCGCCGCGCAACATGCCGCTGGCGAATTCGGGAATAATGCCCTTGCCGGCCTTTTCGATATTTTCGAGGAAGGGTTTTAATCCGCGCTGGGTCTCCTCGATGTGGCGACGCATGCGCGTCATATTGTCGGCGGATTGGCCGCCGCCGAGCGACTGCAATTGACCCTGAAGCTGCCGCAGGCCGGCGCTCGCGTTGTCAACGAGCGTTACGGTTAAGCGAAGTTCGTCATCGCCTGCCTGTGGCATGTGCTATCCTTGTCACCCGGCCCGTCGGGGAAAAAACGGGAGGATTGATGCCTTCAGCCGGCGAACTCGTCGTCGTCGTTCTGCATCAGCTTCGCTATCTGTACCGTTCGCTCAACATGCGTACGCACCTCGCTAAGCGGCATATTCAGAAAGATTTCGGGGTTTTGGTGATACCAGCGCGCAAGCCAGTAGCAGTCGAGAACCAGATTATCCTCGTCGCCTGCTAGTCCTCCCAGGCCGCCGGTCCCGGGAGAAAAAAACGATAGAGCCGCCACGCGATGGTCTGCCAGTCGCGTGGATCGAGACCGTCGAGGATCGGCGTCAAGATGCCGGCGAGGCGTCCTATCATCATGTGCATGCGCTTGTCGTCGATGACAAATCGCATGCCGTCCGCCCCCATGGTGACCGGCGAGCCGCATGCGTTGATATCGCCGCCGGTCGGCTGGCGAAGTTTCAGTTCGGTGATGGCGTCGGGCCGACTTGGATCGTAAAGCTTGGAATGCTCCAGCTTGATGACGAGCGGCCATTGCTCGACAGGCAGAGCCGGCGTCGACGGCTGGCGGGTCTCGACCTCCTGCGGCTCGTTCTGGAATCCCTCGCGTCTGACGGGCTTGTTCATAGCGTGATCTCGGAGCACGTGACGCCTTCCCAGCGGACGCGCACCTGCCCGTCGCGGGTGTTCGCCTCAAGCGCGCCTTTGCAGCTCGCCTGCCCGAGCGAGTACTGCCTGCCGTTGGCGAGCTGTGCGATCACTGTCGCGTTCACCTGCGCTTCAAGATCGAGCAAGCTGAGGCCGGGCACCGTTGAGATGTCGCCCTCGATATAGGGAACGCGCGGCAGTTCCTGATAACCATGAATGCCGTCCTGACCGGCAATCATCGTTCGTTCGAGCGTGGCCGGCGAAACGGTGAAGTTGCCGCGCAATGCCAATTGCGCGCCGTTCACCATCAGCAGCGCAACGCCAGCAAATCGTTGTGCCATTTTTCAATCTCCTTCCTTTATGCGACGATTCCGGTAACGCCGATCTGCTGAACTGGCGGCACTGCGGTCAGCGGATCAATGCCGCGGTCGTATTGCAGTCTGAACTGCGCAAGCACGGCAAAGATTCTGAGCTGATTCACAAGATCAGGCGGATACAAAACATTGACCCGGTTCGGGTCATTGGGATCGCGCTCGACAAGCAAGAATGAGGCGAAGTCCTGTACGTCCTCAACGAGGCCGTTGAATTCGTCGAGCGCGTACTGCTCCATCAGCTCGCCCTTGATGATGCCGGGCGTCACGATTGCCTGCCCCGGTCCGAAGCGCGTCCCGTCGTTGGCAAGCTTGTGGCGGCCGTACTTACTGGTAATGACGGCGCTCTGATTGCGCAGCAGCTTCGCCAAGGTCGCGAGCGTTGTCACAAGCTCATAGGCGTCATCCGGATTGCCATAGAGATTCTTTTGATAGGTCGTCTGTTCTCGGGCAATCATTGGCTGATTATCCGAACCAGCTTTTTGAATCGCCAGTCCGGCTTCCGCCAAGCCGTTCAGTTCGATGAAGTCGAACCGATTTTGCAGAGGCGCGCATTTGACTTTATTGAGCGACAGACTTTGCAGTGGCCTCGCAGGATCGATGGATAGCGCGCGTTGCGCCTTCGCCGTATAGGCGGCGGTCCATTCGAAACACGCCGACGGGCTTGTGGTTTCGAAAGCCATCACGGACATGACGCCGGAATTGTTGGTCCCGCCGAAACTAATCAGAGTATTATAGTCGCCACGCTTCGCCGAGAAGACATGACCAAACAATTGCCGTTGCCAGCCCCAACGCCCCGTGTCCGAAAAACCAAATTCCTGTTCCCAGTCCTGAAGTGATGTCGCGTCGGTGTATGGCATCGCGACGTATTCAAACGGCTGATCGCCCAGGCTGTCGATCGCCGTCGTCTGTGTTGGCGTGCCCGCCCCCGTCGTCAGCAAGCCGGTCGCCGGAAGAGTCAGCTTCAGTCCGGGTGGCAGGATTTCACCGCCGATCGTTCCGTAATAATTGACGCTGACTGTGATGTCATTGCCATTGATGCCCTTCCACAGCGTCGTCAGCGTCACTGTACTTGTCGCCGCGGTGGCGGCAACTGGCAGATCGAACATCGCATTGATGGCCGCGGCGATGTTGGTTGCGACGGTCGCGGTTGTGTCGGTCGCGCCGACATCGACCGGGACATGATCGCCAGAAATATATAAATGGATTGTGCCGGGCGCGGTCGGTGCGCTCGTCACGGTGATCGTTCCAGTCGCCGCAGTTCCCCCGCTTGGCTCTGGCATGCCGAGACCCCATACCTCGTTTGCGAAGTTGTTCGAGTAGTAACTTTTAAACATACGAGATAATTCGGAGCCGGCGCCAAAAGCCGCATCGGCCTGCGCCTGCGAGCCGATCGCGATAGGGACATCAGGCGTCGCCGACGCAAGCGTAGGACCAAGCATGGTGCCGACCAGAAGCGCGCGAAGTCCGAGAGTCGGCAGGCCCGCTTTTGATGGATCAACTTCGACCCAATATAGGGGTACTTTTATATCGCTGGGTATTTGCGAGAATGAAATGGGCATCGTCTATTCCTTTCCTTAGCGCTCGGCGCCGGCCGGCGTCGAGTGGCCGCGATTAGCAGCGTGCTTTGTTTCCTCCAGCGTCACGCTTCCATCGCGAAGCCGACGCCGGGTAAACCGATCGTTGGGCCATTCGACCGATCCGGTTTTCGGAAAACCGATTCTTCGGATTGGATGCTTGAGAACCCGGCGCACTTCGTCGTCGCGAGGCAGAACGCGAACCGCAGCAATATGCGGAAGCGCCCGCTGCTTGCGCGCGTTGATTTCTTGCAGGCGGATCGCCTGCGCGTCGACTTCCGTCATTTTGGTTTCTCCTTCGAGGATGTGAACTCGTATTCGCTGATGATGCGTTGAACCGTGTTCGCGTCAGGCACGCCGTTGGCATAGTTGTCGGTGATCGGCACCGTCTCGACGTGAATGCGCGTAAGATCGGGAAACGAAGTCGGGAACCATTCCGAGCGGTAGCGAAGCGTCGCGACGTACTCCAGCTCGCCGATCGGCTGCTGGTTTGCTCCGATCGCACCCCATTCGTGGCGCCGAGTGCCGCGCGGAATCCCCTCGATGCGCGTATTGTCGGGGATGTCAGACGAGATCATGTTTGTCAGATCGGCGTCCGTCCAAAGGCCATTCATGATGGCCCAAAAAGCCTCGTCGAGTTTCAGCTCCGCAGCGACCGGATCGTTGTTCTCGATGATGACCTGAAAACCGATGCGCAAATCGTGGATAAAACGAATGTCGCCGCAGTTGGGATCGCCGTCCGCCGGCATGTCCTCGCCGATGATGTAGACGCCGAGATAAGGCAGCAGCGGTTCTTGGATCGGCAATTGCTTGCTGCGCCGCGCCTTAAAGTTGGCAAAGAACGGCAAGACGACGGTCTTCGAAAAGAGCGTATCGCGGATGACCTGCGAAAAGCTTTGCGTATCGGTTACGCTCATGGCACCGCAGTCGAAGAATATTTGCGCAGGATCAAGGTCGTCTCGCCGCCGCCGTTGCGCGTCACCGTGATGATCTCGAAATCGCCTTCGGCGACCATGCCGCCAGAGCCATCCTGCGGAATATTCACTCGATCGAACTGCTGCGGCAGTGGCCAGCCCCCGGTCGCGAAATCGCTTTCGAGAATATCGAGCGACGTTTCCTGGTTGACATAGAGCGAACCATCTTCGAGCGGCACATCAATACGACCATCGTGGAATATGCCGCGCGTCGCAAAGCTCGAAGTCGCAGGCGCCGAGGTGACGGGAAAGAACGTCACCGGCCGCGCGAACTGCAAGAACGCTGGCGCGTAGATCAGAGTTGAATAATTGACCCCCACGTTAGACCTCGTAATGGATGTAATGCGACAGGATGTTGGTGATCGCCGCGGAGACCGCGCCACTCTTGCCGCCGAGCGCGAGCCCGAGGATATGCGACGGATCGTGGAACTGGACTCGTGCCTCCTTGTGACTGATGCCGCGGATGCCGCCGAGAGTCGAAAGCGATGCCAGCAGTTTGCTTTGCAAGTTGAGCATCGCCATCGCCTGCTTGAGCGGCGGCGGCGCTTCGTCAGGCAGCTGATAGCCGCCCCAGTAGGTGACGGCGACGGGCTCGGCCCAGGCAGCGCCGAAGACTTCGATCTTGCCCGACTCTTCCTCCAGCTCGTACGCGCTCGGATCAAGCACAGTGCCGATCGGCGATTCGACACTCTCGATGTCGGCCGTCTTGATCGGCCAATGCGACGGAAAAATGCGATTGCCGCAGTTCAGCTCGCGCCATTCCTCGCGGACTTCCTCGCGGGCGAAAATGCGATTGCACAGCCGCATGACGACCGCCGAGTTGATATCAATGAACATCGTGTATTGCGCGTCTTCCGAGGTATCGCTGGTATTGATGCCGGCGAGCGTCTTCGCCTCGTCGAGCGTCATCAGCGCAAACGAGCTGCCGGGCGTCAGAACCTTGATGATGCGATCAGCCATTATGTCGTCTCGTCCTGGAATTGCTTGAAGAGCGCCCGCAGCTCGATCGCCGGCCCGCGACTGCCGTCAGACCAGACCGGAACGGCGCTGTAGTTCTTTGAATCGATCAGCCAGTTCGAAAGCTTTGGCGCAGCTTGGCCGTTTCTACCGGCTTGGCCAGGCGCTCCGGGCTGACCATCCGCTCCGGGCTCGCCGCGCTCGCCGCGCTGACCTGCAATGCCGCGCGCACCCTGTCGCGTCAGCAGTTGCCAGTCGGCGCCCGGGCACGGACCAGGAGCGTCGCAAAGCGCGATGAACGATCCGCCATTGAGCGCGACGATATCGAGCGCCTGATAAATCGTTCCTGCTTCGAAGGTTCCGCGCGGTTTTGGCGTTCGCGCGTCGCGCCCGGGATGACCAGCTGCCGCAAGGCAAATCCAATCATCGCCGTGAAACTGATCAGGCGCCCTGCCGGTGTCCTTGACGGCCTGAAAGCAGCAGCCGTCGAATGTGACGACTTCGCCGGCATAATAGACGCGATCGGGTTCGTACCGCTTGACAGGCGGCAATCTGCCGGGCTCGCCCTGCGGCCCTTGTTCTCCGCGCTCGCCCTGTGGCCCTTGTTCGCCGCGCTCGCCTTGCGGCCCAGGTTCGCCGATAGGGCCGATCGCGCCGCGCTCGCCGCGCTCGCCCTGAAGTCCCTGTTCGCCGCGCTCGCCTGAAAGCCCGGGCTCCCCCTGAAGGCCGATCGCGCCGCGCTCGCCGTCGGCCCCGGGCAGTCCGATAGGGCCGATCGCGCCGCGCTCGCCTGGAAGTCCCTGCTTGCCTTGCGGTCCTGCTTCGCCGAAGTCGCCCTGCTCGCCACGTTCGCCGCGCTCGCCCTGTGGCCCTTGTTCGCCGCGCTCGCCGCGCTGACCTGGAAACCCAGGCAATCCGGGCTCGCCCTGCTCGCCTTGCAATCCCTGCGGCCCGCGCTCGCCCTGTTCACCTTCGGCCCCCGGCAGCCCGGGCTCGCCGCGCTCGCCGCGCTCGCCTTGCGGCCCGGTCTCGCCTCTTGCGCCATCGACGCCCGGAGCGCCATTGACGCCATCGCGCAATCCAGTCAGCCGAACATCGACAGCAGTCCTGATCTGATTTGAAAGCGTGACGATCTCGGCGCGCAGCTCGGCGATTGCAGTTCGCGCCTGACTCTCGATCAGCTCGCGCTCGCGCTCCCACGCGCGTCGCTGCTCTTCCAGGACTTCGGCGAGCGCTTCGCGCCACGCGTCAATTAAAATGCCGCCTTGCTCGCGAGGTGGCGGCAAGGAGTTTTCTGACTTCCCGTTGGACGGCATCGGAATAATCCTTCGGCTCCGTTTCTTCCTCGGCAGCGGCCGGTGGCGATGCTTCCGGCGCTTTCGGTGCGGGCGCTGCTGGGATGCTCGCTGCGGCAGAGAGGGGGACAACTTGCTGCTGGACCCTGGGCTCCTCGCCATATTTCACAGCGGCGAGACCTTCCTGGGCCCTCGCTTCGTTTGGGGCGTAAATCCCGCCTTGAACCCCGCGCGTAAGCGCTTCGAGACGATCTTTCTGCGCCGAGCGCAAAAGCGCGCCGGTATCAAATTCGACGTATTCGTCAGGCTGCCCCTTCAGACCGAATATCAGGCCGAAGGCGTCCTCGATCAGATTGAGCGCAAAGCCGAGACCGGTCGCGATCCAGAACTGCATCAGGATTTCGGTTGACGCGAAAGCAGTGCCGCCGAGACCGAGGATTTGCAGCGGCACGCGAAACGCCAGCGCGATGTTCTGTTGCGACAGCTTGAAGACCTCGGCGATCTCGGTGTCCTTGCCCGCAGAGGTCCATGGCTGAACCTTCAGGCCGGATGTCAAGATCGGCGTATTGCCTTGCGCAAGCCCCTTCGCTTGCTCGTTCCAACGATCGCGAAGTGCCTGGACCTGATCCTTGTCCAATACAAGATCGGTCGTCAGGACCGCGCTCGGTCGCGCCTGATTCATGTAGTAGTTCAGCTGCTGCTCGCTGATCGCACCGGCAACGCCCATGTCGATCAGCGCCGCGAGAATTGGCGAGACGCCCCATAGCGGGAACGGATAGGCGCGGCTGCGATCGGCATGCAGTCGGACGTGGAGGACATCGCGCTGAGGCACGACCAACGGCTGGTTATTCAATCGCCGTTCGATGACCTGATTGCCATAAAGCCGATAGAAAATCTCGCCGTTGTACGCGAGCATCGGTCGCGACAGCATGGAATCCATCAGATGGAATTCGTCGATCTCAAAGCGCGAGTTTCTTAACGCGAGCGCATAGGCATTGCCGTCGGCGTAGAGCTGGCGCGTCGCATTCAGCATGAAGTCCGAAGGCGATTGGTAATCGTTGGGCTTGCGCAAAATCCTTGATAGCGCCGATGTCGTGACGCGCTCTCGCCCACCTTTGTCGTTGAGCCTCCAGTGATCGCCCGGGCACATGGCGACGGTCTGCGCATAGGCCGAAATGCACGCCTCGACCACCGCGGAGCGCGACGGAAACGGCAGCACATCCTGACCCAGCTGCCAGAAATTGGGGCTGGTTCCCGCCGGGAGCCAGCCGCCGCTGTAAGGAACGGAATACGGCCCAGGCCGATAGCCGCCCTCGACCGCGCGAAGGACAGCCCGCAGTGCGCGGGATATCAGATCGCGCGGAGTCATCATCTATTGTTCGCGAGGCGGCCTGGGAGCGGCCGGACGCGCGCCCATGTGGCGCGTCTGATAGGGCGCGCCCTTGTCGGCCTCCATGTGCCTTGCATGCGGGTCGGGGCCGCTGCCATCGTCTTCGTGCATGTGGAAGGTCTGGCCGCATGCGGCGAGATCGTTTTCCTCCTGCGTCGGCGTCGGCTTGCCTCTTGTGAGATCGTGGAATTGCTGCCGCGATCTGTCGGTAGCCTCGCGCTCCTGGGCAAGTCGTTGTCTCGCCGCAGCTTCGTTGTTGTCATCTGCCATCAGATTTTCTCCTTCACTTAACGAGAACTTGTCCCAAAATGCTGCATCAAATGATGGGACATCGTTTACGACCACGTGGTGTTTTGAGTCCACGCGACGGTGCCGGCCCTACGCTGAATCCAATTCAGAGGCATGACCATTCGAAGGGCCAAGCTGTCCGTTTGAAATAGCGAGCGCTGAGGCGCTGCTACGACGGCAGGCGAACCGCCGACGAGGTCCAGCGGCGCGGTGTCTTCCATATGGAGGGTGGCAACGTCGCTCAGCTCTAGGCGCGGTGCCTCGCCGCCGACGACAACGAAGTCCGCGGCATCATCGAGGATCATCGTCTTGAGCGGAACCGTCGCCGACGCGATTATCGGAATAGTATTCAACGTTCCGCGCTCCAATATTTCATCGCGGAAAGGAAAGATGCCAGTATTTGTCGCCTGAGTAAGCGACGCGGCCAGGACATCCGACGGATTCATCAGCCAAGCCGGCTCGCGAATATTGCCGAAGGTTGATTGCGTCAACGAAGCGATCAGCGCTTTGATGTCGCCGATCAGCGCAGCCAGACCGCCGCCGGCCGTCGCGGTTGTTGCCGCAACGCCGTTAAGCAAGCCAGCAGGCCGGATGACGGTCGCCGGATTGGCGTCGATCAAGACAGTATCGACCGCGACCGAAGTATCCTGCTGCACAGCTTCGCGCAAAAGACCCTCAATCGCAGGGATCGAGTGATCTCCCATCTCGCGAGTCCAGGTGGTGATTACGGCCATTTTCTTAGGCGTCAGTGTTTGTGTCGTGAAGGCGCCCTGTCGAACAGGAATGGCCTGACCTTCACCAACGAACGAGCCGGCGACTGTCGGCGTTCGCGATCGCGTCGGAATGATGATGCGGCCGGCAGCACCGAAATTCAGTTCAAGACCCTTGCCGGCGAGTGAAGGCAGAATAGATTTGGGCATCAGCAAATCCATGAACGTCGTGTAAATTTGCTGAACCAATTCTGCGGCCCACCCGGTGACCGCAGTCATCGCCGGAGCAGACGCCGCGCGCAGCAGCAGATTGCACGCCTCGCGCGTTGGCTCGTGATCGCCGTAGATCGCCTTGCGGCAGTCATCGAAACCGCGGTTCGAAGTCTTCGCGCGATACGCGACGACGGCAGCGCGAACCATGTAATCGACCGCGCTTAGTTCCGGCTGCTTGCCGCCAGAGTATGTTGAGTGCGTCGTCCGCTGCTGTTGCTGTCCGTTGGCCGGCGCAACGAATGGCGCAAGCGCGCGGCTCTGCCCGTCGGTGCTCTGACCGAGCGCCCTTTCCGACTCGACTAGCGCGCCGTGTTGTTTTTCCAGCTGGGTGATATCGGCATTGAAGCCGCGCGTTGTTTCCAGTTCGGCATCGGAGACATTCGAGTCGTTCTGGCCATCAAGGTGAGCCTGCAAGGCGACGCGTCTTTCTGTGATCTGCGCCTCAAGCTCCTGGATTCTCTGAGCAAGCGTCATCGCATTGCCCTTTCCTTTTCGAGATATTGCGGCGTGCTTGCCAGTGAACCCGCGCCGCCGCCGGATCGCGTCTCTGTTGCCGTGCTTGGCGAAGACGAGATCGAGGGTTGCGGGTGAGATGTCGAGCGACTTGGCGACTGCCAGCGCATTCGGATTGGCCGGCACGGAGACCAAAGAAGTCTCGACAAGTTCCTGTTCCTTGAAAAGCCAACCCAGCCAATTGCCCTGGTCGTCCTTTCTGTCTTCCATTTTGATCGAATGGAATCCGACGCTGACGGCGCGAAGAATGCGGGCGTCGACCAGTTTGCGCAGCTCGTCGATACGCGGCGATGTTCCTTCATCGGCAAGGACGAGAGTCCCTTTCAGCGCCTTGTCCTCGACGCGCAGATTGCGCCACGTTCCTATCGGCGCATCAGAGCGGTGACCAAACAGCGCAATAGGATTTCTTTTGAAATTCGCGAGTTTCCAGCCATCGGACGAAATCACGTCGCCGTAGCGATCAACCGTTTCGTCCGAAAGGATGAAATCTAGGCCGTCGCCGCCGCCATCCTGTTTGGTCGTCGTCTTATGCCTGATGCCAGAAGCGTCAGCGGCGCGGTCGTCCCATGCGACCTCGCAAATATCCGTCGCCATGTCATCGTCGAGAAAATCATATTCGCCTGTCAGCTCGTCGACGCAACGATCGATGAAATCGTCATGGCTCTCGTCCTCTTCCGGCTCCGGAGCGTCCTGACGGGTTATGCGTTTATCCAGCATCACAAGACCTCCAGCTTGACGTTGTCGTACCACCGAGCCCGCCATCGCCAGCTTGCCCAGCTGCTCACGAGTCCCTCGACGCGCGGGTGGCCGATCGCACCGGCCAGATGCAGCGCCGCGGTATCTATCGAAAGGACGCAGTCCATCGCCATCATCAGCGCTGCGCAGTCGGCAAAGTCTTCGAAGGCGTGGACATGGACGCCAACTGTCCGCGCTTCCGCCGCACCATGCTTCTGCACAGAATGCAGTTGCGCTTGACCTGCCAGCGCAACCATTCGATCGAGCGCGATCGTGCGCGGGTAATCGCCATCATGCTGTCGTCCTCCATTTCCAGGGGACCATGCGATTCCGATATTCGAACCGCCGCCATTCATCGACCCGACGATGCGCCGCCAGCGTTCAATCTCACCGCCGATCGCGTGCAGATAGGGAGCGCCGCAAACGTCGCCCGGCTCTACGCCGAGCAACCCCGGCAGGTGCAGCATCGGACAGAAGTAGTCGCAATCGCGAAGCAGCTTACGCGTGACCGGTGCGAACGGGAGCGCCAGTCGTTCAAGTTCCGCTGGCATATACAAGACCGTCGACGCACCGAGCGCCTGCACTATCGGCACATAGCGAAGCGTCATGATGGTGTCGCCGAAACCATGCGCGTGGATAAGCAGGATTCGCTTGCCGCTGAGATTTTCGCCGTCCCACGGCTTCATGCCGGCCGCGAGCGCCTCGACGACCGGCGGACGCATAAACGGCGCCCGGGTTTCGCACAGGCGATACTCGGCGAAACCCTCGCTCCAGCGGCCCAGCGCAAGCAGGATCAGCGAGCGGTTGAAACGGGCAAATAGCGTCGGCGCGATTGCCATTGCCGCGTCGGATTCCGCGAGCGCTTCGACGTTGCGATTCTCTTTCATGAACGCAATCGCGCGGTCGTAGAATTCAAGATAAGCGCCGATGTGCATCTGCGCCGCGCTTGCGCCGATCGTAATATGATCCTGCATCAGCACGACGTCGACGTTCGCCCCCGGCATGATGGCTTTGCTGCCGTCGCGATTGCGGACGCTCAAGACATCGCCTCTGGCAGTCAGAGCGCGCCAGCCGAATTCGGTTTCCTCCTGGCCGATGATTGCGTCATCGCCCGGCGACTCGCCCAGGAATGCGGCTAGTTTCATTTCCAGTTCGGCGTGAGCCATGCAACGGCGCGACTGTCGCGCACCGCCCAGGTGACGGGCCAGCGGATTTTGAGCGCAATGCTTTCGGTCTGAAACAGACTGCGCGCGGGCGCAGCCGGCGCACCACCGTTGACGATCGCGGCAGGCGTATCGTTCATGTGCAGCGTCGCAGCCGTCGAGGTTTCAATATCAGGCTGCGGATCGAGCGCACAGACGATCGCAGTTGGCGCAACGCAGACCAGATCGTTGCCGACGGCATTGCATGCGAGGATCAAGGTATTGTCGTCGTGGACAAACCGGGCCCGCATCATGTTGGCGCGGCCGGCGTTGGCCAGCAGAATGAATGGACCGGTCCCGGCGACCGCGCCGATCGCGGTGATCAATGTCGAGACATCCTCAAAGACGGCCTCGAACAGATCGGTGGACGAGCTGACTGTGCTCGCGGCAATGCCGTTGCGCAGACCTGCCGGCGCAGCTGCGCTCGCGGCTGCGCTGCCGAACAGAGCGGCGTCGAGCGCCAGCGCCGTCGAACGGACAAGAACATCGCTGACAAGAGCCTCGGCGTTCGACGATTCGATCATCTCACGCGTCAAGACGCCGATCGAGGCCAGCTTGAAAGGCGTCAGCGTAGCCGGCTCGACAACGAGCTGACGAACCGGAATCGGCGCCCCCTCGGCGACAAAGCCCGAATTGCCGGCGCCGGCAACGAAACCCGGCGCGCTGATGATTGCAGCACCGTCGAACGACAGGACCATGGATTCGCGAAGAACGAGCGCGCCGGCAGCAGCGGCGCCAAGCGCGTCAAGCGTATCGTCGATCTGCTTTCGCGCCAGCTCAGCGGCCCAGCCGGTCACCGTTGTCATTGCCGGCGCCGAGGCGGCGCGAGTAAGCATCGCGAGCGTGCCCTTGTCCGAAGGCCACAGGCGCAGCGCTGCCTCGATCGGCGAGGTATGAAGCGCCCTCGCGCATGCCATCGCCGTCAGATAGCGGCGGAAGCTGTTGCCAGTCGGCAATGGCAGCGGCTCGCGCCGCGCTTCGGCGCGCTCTCTGAACGACAACGACTCGGCCTGTGTCACGTCCGTTTCTCCTCGATCCTTTCAAGCATTGCGGTCACGCCGGCAAGCGTCGCCCTGCGAACATTGTGATCCAGAT